ACGGATAATATAGAACAAGGAGATTTATCTCCTTATAATCTTGGGAAGATAATACTTAAAAATGGGGATGTCGACTTAATAAATAAAGTTTTGAATATTTTTACAATTTCACGTGAAAGGGCAATAAACGATTATCAAGACATTAATGCTTATGAATATTTTAAAAAAAATAAAATTATACAATCAATTCTTGGTCCATTTTTGGGATTAGACGCAAATAAAGTAAGCTTATCCGGTTATTATAATAATATATTATCTGTATTTGATACTAATAAATACTATTTTACACCAAAAAATACACGAATAACAAAAAACCCTACACAAGAAAGTTTATTTGTGCCTTGGGTTAATTATTTAAAAAAAAGGGGTGTTAAAATTTATACAAACTCAAAATTAAATAATATAAATATAAACAATGGAATAATTGATTCCGTGTTAATAAATAATGAAGTAATTAAAGGAGATGAGTATGTTTTCTCGTTATCATTGAAGAATATAAATAAAATAATTTCTCAACAATCATATTTTTCTAATAGACAAATTAAACCGCATTTACAAAAATTAGAAAACGGTCTTCAATTATATTATACAATTAATTTGTATTTTTCAATTGAACTTGAAAATAACATAAAACTTAAATGTGATGAACTTGTTCTAGTTGATACTCCTTGGAAATTAATAATACAAAGAAAACACGCATGGAGTCAAAAATTTATTGGGAATTGTAAAAAGGAAAATACTCAAATAAAAGATATATTTAATGTAGGATTTTTAGATTATAATAAAGGTGAACTATTTGGAAAAATATTGAATGATTGTTCTAGAGAAGAAGCTATACAAGAAGGCATACATCAATTTAAAAATAGTAAATATATCAAAGAATTGATAAATAAACATAATACCACATTTGATAAAATTTTCGTATCCTATGAAGATTGGTATGAATTTCAAAATAATAACGAGGGGAAATTGGTATCATCTAACCCCAAATACTCAATAAATACTGGATTAATGAAATATATGCCAACAAATCAGCCGCACGACGTACCTAATAATATGTTTTTATCCGGTTATTATGTTAAAAGTACCATGGGAGGTGTAAGTATGGAAGCATCGTGTGAAACTGGATTAAACGCTGGATTATCTATTATTAAAAAACATAATCATACAGTGATAGAATATCCATATGAACACGTGGTTGAAGGCACTCCACTGACTATTGGTTTGTCATATTTAGATAAGTTATTATACAAAATGAATTGGAATCCATTATATACATACATCCCGTCATTATTGTTGGTAGCACTATACATAATATTTTGTATTAGTATTGTGGTAATCGTCATTACTTTTATTTTACACAAATTAAAATTCAATAATAAATTTTTTAAAAATATCAAAAAACTAAATCAAACATAATATGATTGTTCGCATTTATCACACCCCATTATACAAAACTAGATTCGCGATATTTCCGACGACGTGGATACTCGCGTGCGCGTAAGTGGCAGGCCAGATGCGTCCGCGTGTCATCAAATAAGTGCTTACGCCATAACACACCGCGGAGGTGCCGATGAGCGCCGCGTATACGCCGAAGTGTGTCGGTGACGCGTGACGGACGGCGTAATACGTGTTGTATGTCAGGCCGGTAAACACGACGGTCATATCCAGAGTCCGGCGCCACGAATCGCGGACGGGGTTGCGCCAGTAGAGGAGGGATGTCGCCCAGACAGAGGCGGGGATGATGGCGAGATGGGTTGACGCTGGGTGGTGGGAATATGCGTAGATAGCGGAGGGAATGGAGAACCAGGCGCAATTCCAGATGAAGTGTGCGTTTGGGAGTGGGAGGGCGAGCGTCGTGGTGGGGGCGGGGGGCATTATTGATGGATATAGTAAATAAATGAATATGGGTTTACACCCTTTAAGATTTACAATATTTTATGTTATTGTAATATATACAAACCATATGACAGAAAAATCAACAATAAAACAAATTGAAAACGCGGACGCGAATACGATTCAATTAAAAGATTATACCAATACTGACGGAACCAATTATTTTACTAATTTTAACGGTAATACTAAAATTTACGATGATACAACTAAAAAATATTGGAGACACTATAAGAGTTATAGACCGGGGAATGGACAAACAATGGATGCCGACACAATAAATGAACTTAAACAAAAATATATTGATACCGCCGATGAACTAACACAAGGCGGACGTCGTCGCCCCACTCGCAAAAACTCCAAGAAATACGCCAAACGCGTCTATATTCGTTCGCATCGGATTGGCAGTAAACGGTATGCTTCCGCTGCCAAGTCTCACAGAAACCGTAGACGCAAATAAGTACACATACACAATCAATGTCATATAAACCCGAATCGCGTTTATATTACATCAATACATCATACCAACCTTTAACGAAAGATGGTCCAACTCATTCCCCCGTCAGCTAACGCGAATCCGACGCGTTCGGAGATAGACGCGTATATCGGTGTCGCTGACGCGGAGACCTTGCGCGGCATTGTGCGAGAGATTGAGTGTAAAAGCGGCGCGGGAGCCCTTCTTCATCCGGCCGAGGAGTATTTCGCGGAGCATTGTTCTTCATTACTATCATTATAATTACTATCATTACGATGACGATTACGCAGTATCTGCTGGATGTTGCGGCTGCGGGTCCTTATCAATGGTGACATTCTTCGCCACTCTCTTGATGACCTTGGCGATGTTGCCTAGTGATATCGCGTTACTTATTTTCAAATACCGTTTGTTCTCACGTGTGCCGTCATTTATAGAGTTTGGATGCTGATTCGCCCATTCTTCTATAAGCACCTCGTTCTTCTTTTCCAACGCAAGGATGGCATTCGCCATTTTCGGATGCCTGGGTCCGTCCCGTTCCCATTGATTATCCACCCTCACGTATAAGGTCTCGCGCTTGGCGTCGCTACAATGGACCGGGCGCTCGCATACATCCATCTTTTGGAGGTTGTCTATGATGATGTGTGACATTCCCTTTACATAACCATCCCGTTCCACATTTTCCAGGTCGGTGAGGTTCAACTGGATAGAATTAACGAAATCCGTCATATTCATCGCATCCTTACATTTCTCGTTGAGGAACCGGTTCATATTGAATGGGTTGGTGGTGGTGTTTGAGGACGGGGCTGGGACTGGGGGTGGGGATGGTGCTGGTGCTGGGGTGTGTGTTTGCGAATTCTTCATCAGTTCCAATATTTGTTCCTGTAAATGGTTGTTGGTTTTTATTAGTTCAAACATCATTTTCTTACAAAATTGCGTGTCGGTTATCATATTCTGAAGTTCGGTTGATGTTATTTTGATATTCTCATCGGGGAAAAAATCGTCATCAGTGTTTATTTGTGATAGATTATTGGATACGGGTTCAGAAATATTTTGGTTCATCATAGGACACGTTCTCTTATGACGACTTAACGCAGAAAGGTGAGCATATCTTTTATTACAGTATCTACATGTATTTGAAGGAATCGCTGTGTGCGCAGTTGAATGATCTGCGGCCGCCGCTACGAGTAATCCTTCATTTTTTACCATTGTCTGATGTTTACGGGTAGAAATATGTATATCGTAATTGCTTTTGTAAGAGCATCTAAAGTCGCAAATTTCGCAAGTATAAGAACCGCGGTTTTTTCCATTAGGCATCATTGTATTGCGCCCTACGGGTCTTACACGTTTTACACAGTTTATACATTTTACACAGTTTACGCGGTTTACTCGTTTTACGCGGTTTACTGATTTTGATGGAAACGGTTCAACGCTATTCATTGTCGCGTTCAACGCAACGAAATGTTCCTGTTCCTTTTGCCGTGCTTCATTGAGGTCTTTACAGTCATAGAATGCGATTATACCCATATTCCAGTTATCCCATCCACCATTATTTCGTATGACTTTATACACCTTACAGTTGTGGCTTGGATTTTTACTATTAATACAAGATAGCTGGTGAGATTTTTTGCGCTGGACGAAATTGACCGTATGCCCTACATACACATCCTGAATATTCGGGTCTTTACACGTTATCTTATAGACAATCGTATTTGAATAATCTTTATCGGGAACTGACATTTTCGTATAGTTATTATACGAAAATATTTTTATATACTCTTTAATGGTCAATCCAATGCGCTACCGCCGCCGCCATTGTGGGTATCCTTATCAATAGCAACATTCTTCGCCACTCTCTTTATGACCTTGGCGATGTTGCCTTCCTTCTCCCCGTCGGTGGCTGCCTTCGAAAGCTTCATATACCTTTCATTCTCTCGGGTGTTGCTATTCATACAGCGCGGGTTGGCCTTCGCCCATTCACTTACCAGCGCCACATTCTTGTGTTCCACCGCCAGGACCGCATTGACCATTTTCGGGTGGTCGGGTCCGTCCCGTGCCCACTCATTGTTCTCCTTCACGTATAAGGTATCGCGCTTGACGTCACTACAATGGACGGGGCGTTTGTATACGTCCGTCTTTTGGAGGTTGTTTATCAGGATGTTTGACATTCCCTTTACATAACCATCCCGTTCCACATTTTCCAGGTCAGTCAGGTTCAACTGAATAGAATTCACGAAGTCCTTCATATTCATTGCGTCTTTACATTTATCGTTGAGGAATACATTCATATTGAATGAGTTGTTGTTATTGGTGATGGTGTTTGCGTTGATGGTGTTGGTGTTATGGTCGCCGTTTGTTGCGACTCCGATGGAGGACGGGGCGGTGGCGGTCTCTGGGGCGTGTGTTTGCGAATTCTTCATCATTTCCAAGATTTGTGCTTGTAAAT